TCACCAGGGCGTTTTATTTAATTTATCCAAAAAAATAGAACTCCCATCCGAGGCCGTGATTTATTTTGTATGGATAACAAAAGAAAATATAATTCATTGTAATAGGCACAGTTTTAGTAGTACTGAGGGGGGTGTAGAATTTTATCCTCTTGAAGATGTCACATACACGGAAGATACCGGAGTATTAATTCCCGGTATAAATAGGAACAGATTATCGGATAATTTATCTACATTAGAAATATATAGTGGGGCCACTGTTACCGATGACGGTACCGAATTGCATCTATTGGGACTCCCTGAGTCGGCCAGTGGTACGCCCACACGTTTAGCACAATCGGCAGCCGATGAAGAATGGCTTCTAAAAGCTAGAACAATTCATGCTATGAAGATCGTCAATATTGAAGCTGTAGCCAAAACAATATACGCCGATATAGCATTTTATGAACCTGGACTTTTGACATGAATCCGGTGCTAAAAAAAGTAGCTTTATTGGTACGGGATCTGCTTACCATAGACTAACAATTGATCCGGATCGGTCGGCAGAATTTTGAACGAGCCGATTTTGAGGCGGACAATATTGTCGTAATATTGTCGTTGATGCGCTCGGGCACGCCTTGCAGACCGCCAGCTTAGAGACCTATGACGGGGATACCGAAGTATTAAGCCTGGGCGGCATCTGGAAGGGGCCTGTAACGCTGGATTTTTATGGCGCGAACACCTACAATCGGGCAATAGATTTTAGTTTGCGGCTGCGGTCGCAAGCGGGTTTAGAGTTAAAAGAGGCCCTCGGGGTTACAGTATACCATCCGACCGGGCCGACAGATTTAAAACAGCTTACCGGGCAGCAATATGGTGAGCGGGTACAAATTGAAATGCAAGTTGAAATCAGCATAGATGTGGATATCGATACGCTATATATCGACACTGCACAAACCGAAATCCGAACTGAAAAGGGGATAGAATAATGGCCGATATTGTAAATGTTATCAGCGTGGCATTACTACCTGAGGGCTTGCTTGCCGCTCGCGACAATATGAATGTCGTGGCGATAATGACCAGTCAACAGACCGGACCGCTGTCCAGTGCAAATCGTTATGGTTTGTACAGCGATATCGGATCGGTCGCTACCGATTGGGGCACCGAATCTGACATTTATGCTCACGCATTGGCTCTTTTCGGCACTACTCCAAACCCACTTAATGCGGGCGGGCTATTGGTCGTGGGTTATTGGCGGGGGGCCAGCGAGAGTGTTGCCGCTACGGCTGCCGTCCTGACGGGGGCGCAGTTGGTGGAGGTAACAGTCATTGATCAATTACAGGCCATTGACGACGGCACTCTCGATATCGATATCGACGGCGGGACGGTCAATGTCACCGCCCTGGACCTGCGCAGCGTTACCAGTCTGGAAGACGTTGCCATTTTACTCGACGATGAAGTGGACGGCATTACGGGGGCAACGGTTACAATTAGCGCAGATAATCGCATCGTCGTAACCAGTGATACTACCGGGGTGACGAGTTTAATTACCTTGGTTACGGATCCCGGTACGGGCACGTTTGTCGGTACCCTGCTTGGTTTGGCCGCAGGTACTGGCGCAGTGATTGTACAAGGTGAGGATGCGGATGTATTGACAGCCGAAACACAATTGGCCGCCGCCGCCGCGCTGAAAGCCCTAGTTAATGTTAAAGGTATGACTTTCATCGATGTTGATACCGATCCGAATCGACTACTAATGGCCGCCTGGGCGCAAGCAAACGACGTGCTTGTTTATGAAGTGTTCAGCGGTTCGGGTTTTCTAGTCATTGATCCCGATACGAATGTAGTATGGGAAATCAAGCTGGCCGGATCAACCAATTATCGGATGCTTTATAGTGCTGCCGATAATCGTAAAATGGCGTCCAGTTATATGGCCCGTGCGCACGTTGTCAACTTCAATTCCGAACGTAGCGCCCTGACAATGCATCTCAAGACATTAAGTATCGCGGCAGAGGATTATAGCCAAAGCGATATTACCGCCGCCAAGGCGGTTGGTCTGGACCTGTATACCACTATTAAAACGACCCCTGTTGTGTTAACCAGCGGCGCGAACGATTTTATGGACAATCGATACAATCTTTTAGCATTTATCGATGCTGTGCAAACCGATATGTATAATTTACTCAAACAGACAGGCACCAAGATTCCACAGACGCAGCGCGGAGTAAATCAATTAATCGATCAAGGCGAAAAGACAACTCGCGGCTTCAATTTTGGCGATCTGGATACCTTCAATCGAAACATTACCGAGAATGGTTTTTATTGGTTGGCGGGTAAATTGTCGGATCAATCGCAAGCGGATCGACAGGCGCGTAAATCACCGGTCCTGCAAGCCGCTGTTAAAAATGCCGGAGCGATTCACAGCGTCGACATCATCATTAACTTTAATTTGTAAGGGGTGACACATGGCAATTATTCAACTAGCGGCGGATAGTACCACACTGGTATTAAACGGCACACCGATCACCGACACCGCCGAAGGCGATTACATGGAGCTAAATCCGGTTAATGATCTAACCAGTCAGATCAATTCAAGCGATGGCGGCGTGAATATTAATAAGCGGGTTGATGGCAATGTTCACGATCTAATTGTTCGCGTTCAAAAATTCAGCGCATCGGATGTGTTTTTTAATTCAGCAATGAATCAGGAGGCACCGGTTGTATTTAACGGATCGGTAAAAGAGGATTTTATTCGCGACGACGTAGCCGGTGCTGAATCCTATATCTTGGAAAACGGATCACTCACCACGCGTCCTGGTAATGCTAAAAATAATCAGGATGGCAATGGCATGATGGAATATACGATCCGTTTCCGTAATGCTAGCCGGAATATTTAATCATGGCCGCTTCGGAAAAAGATCAGGCGTCAATGGCGCAGGCTATGATCCGCGCTGTTTTTGAGGATGGCGAAGCGGAGATCAATGGTCGGGTCTATAAATTCACAGCGATGACGCATAAGGAACGGCGAAAAGTATTTGCTTTCTATACTCGGGTTCAGGATCAAGTCAAAAGAAAAGATATGTCATTTATCGATTCGCCTGATTTTGAAGCAGTCGAAGCGGTGATCAACAAGTCGGTAACTTTTAATGATTCTTTATTGCTGCGATTAGGGGATCCGCACTGGGAAAAATATCCCGGCGATTATATCTCTTTTATTATGACAGCCTTGCCGGTGATCAGTTTCCCTTTTTTTCCCGCCGCCCCTATCGACTGACAATACGGGTCCGGCCTGACACTACAAAATATGTAGCGTTTACAAATGTTAGTGATGATGATGCGACGATCTGTTATTTAGTTAAAAAAGGGTACGGCACCCTCGATCAGGTCGAGCAATGGGATACCCCCCGTTTGCTCGACATAATAGAATATGAGCAGATTCAAAATGATATAGAACAATATCAATATCAACAGGCGCGGGAGTAGTAGCAATGACCGTAGTGGTTCAAGACCTTGTAACAAAATTTAGTTTTTTGGGATCAGATAAGCCGCTCAAAGAATATAATTTATCGCTTGGTGGATCGATCAAACTACTTGCCGGAATGTGGATCGGACTGAATGCCGCCGCGTCCGCTTTCTCTTATTGGTCTGATAGTGTACTAACCGGCGTTGACGCCCTCGATCAGTTAAGTCGCCAAACCCATGTCGCCGTGAGTAACATTCAAGAGTTGAATTTCATTGCAGGACAGACGCAGAGCACCAGCGCGGCGATGGAATCCACATTGCGCAGCCTTAGTTCAACTATTGGATCGGCGGCTCAAAAGGGTAGCGAGGACTTTGCGCGATTAGGTATTAGTGTTCGTGATGCTAATGGTCAGGTAAAAAATGCTGATGTCATTCTTGATGAAGTTCGCCAGCGATTTGTTGCGCTGAATTTGTCGATACAGGAACAAGAACATTTCGCCTCTGCCCTGGGTATCGATACCAGCCTGATACAATTACTTAATAAAACTAATGGCGAAATGGCAGGCCTACGCGATCGCGCACGGGAATTGGGTGTTCTAACCGCCGAACAAACCGAACAAGCAAACAGTTATAAAAAATCTCTAAATTCCATGTGGTTTGGTCTTAATAGTGTTAAACAACTTATCGCGATAGGGGTCGCCCCGGAGTTAGAACGACTGGCGGATAATTTTACACAATTACTTATCGATAATCGAGGATGGATTGTTGATGGTATTCAATTTACGATTAAATGGGTTGGTAATTTAGCCGCTGCATTTAATCGATTAATACCCCTGTTCGCCGGAATGGCGGCGGGGTTTGTACTGGTTAAGGTGGCTACCCTGGGGTTGGGTGGAGCCCTGGGCCTTCTTTTTTCCCCGTTTATATTAATTACGGCGGGGGTTACAGGATTAATACTAGCGGTTGATGATCTGATCGTAGCCTTTCAAGGTGGCCACAGTGTGATAGCTGATTTTTTTCAAGACGCTTTCGGTATCGATGTGGTTAATGCTTTGACTCAATCTTTTCAATTCTTAATGAAGTATGCGATCAATCC